AGGGATTCCTCAAAATTGTATTGCAATAACTGAGCTTTGTCTTCTGATGACAATGGATAAGGTTCTGGATTCCTCATATCAAACTGTACTTGTGGAAAGTATTCTCCAAATTCATACAGTTTTGTGAGGTGTTTACCAGATCCATATGCAGCAAGACCCATGATCTTACCACTCACAGCACAGTGATACAATGGATCATTGTAATCTATTTTCTGTTTAGTCTTTTTACAAAAGATGTGATGCGACCAAGTTTGATGTAGTAGTCCCCACTCACCATTAAAAGGAATATATCTAAAAATACTCCTCCTCTTATTGAAATATACTAAAGAGCATTTCTCTAATCCAAGAGAAGAGTTACTAGTCCAGTTGTGGCACCCTCCTCCATCAATCACAATACAAACACCTTCGTTTGCTTCTTGAGTAAAGATGGATGAATAAGCGTGTGCCTGATGATGAGAGATATATCCTATATCAGCATTTGGAAAGAGATCTTGTAAAAATTTGTGGGGTTTACCCTTGAACATATGTTCCTTTACCCATTCTTGCAAACCAATGTCTACAAATAAAACTACGTCAATCTCTTCTTTCTTTAAATCATTTAGAACATAGTCTATAGATTTCTCTGGATATCTACCATCATACTTCAAACCACTCAGTCTTTCTTCTTGTATGCTACATATGTGTTCTCCATCTACAAACAGAGTTGCACTAGCATCATGTATATAAGATTCTCTTTCTGATCCATCAAAACCGATAGATCCATATATCCCTAAGACTTTCATTTTAAGTAAACCGTTCTAATTTCATAATCAAAGTTTTCCTCATTGTATATTTTAACACGTTCCATTAAATGATTCAATGTGTAGTTCTTTTTGTTATTGACTGTGATGTCATCTGCGATATCATATAACATTGCTTTGTTTTTGTTCTTTCCTTTTCTAAGTACCCTACCAATACTTTGTAGATTTCTAATTCTAGATTTGCTAGGTGATGCAAAAATGACATTATGTAAGTTTTTAATGTTAATTCCTGTAGAAAAAGTTCCATAAGACGCAACAATGATAGCGTCTGCTTCTCTATCAACGATAGATCTAACCTCTTCCCTCTCTTCACTATCCACACCCCCATGAACATAAAAGACTTTTCTATCGTTATCGTTGTTGATTAAATTATATAGTGGTTCACCATGAGCCTCTACTCTACTGAATAGGACTAGGGTGTTACCCTTCAAACTTAAAGCAAGATTTCTAATGAATAAGTTTCTCTTCTCATGTTCTATGATATAATTCATCTCTTCCCTGTAATCATCAAAGGGAATTGCTGGATGTTTTAACAATACGATTCTGATATCCAACTTGGCGAGTTGACCTTTCTTTTGCAGATCTGATGTTTGAGTTACTTTGTAAGAAGGACCAAACAATCCTTCCAATACCCATTTGTGTGTCTGTGATCCACTCAGAGTTCCAGTAAATCCATACCTATACTTAGTATCTCTCATCTTAGACATGATACCAATTAAAGATTTGGACTTGAATTGATGCGCTTCATCTCCTATAATCACATCAAACTGAGAAAAGAATGTCTTATCCATAGTGTAGATAGACTGCCATGTTGATATAGTTACACGTTGTTGTGTAGTTTTTTTCCTACCTGCATAGACCTTATGACAATATTTCTCGACATCCCATCCATAATCTATAAAGTCCTTATACATCTGTTCTACGAGAGAGGTAGTGGGGACGACTAATAATATTCTTCTCTTTCTTCCTACATGATATCTCGCAACGGCATATATCATCAGGGATTTGCCTGACCCAGTTGGAGATATAATTAATCTTCTATTGTATTTGAGTGCATCACATACACCCTCTATTTGATAATCTCTAGGTTTGAAACTAGAAATTGCAGACATATAATCTTTCACACCTTCTAATGATATCTCCTCATTCTCTTCAAAAGGAGTACCGTAGGTTTCATTATTTTTAAACTCTACACTATAATTTGCTTTTCTTGCCCAAGCAATAACTTTATCTAACAGTCCCACATACAACTCACCTGTTGCAGTAGAGAACAGTCTGATCTTACCGTCCCAATGTCTGTTCCTATATTGAGGCATATACTTGGCGCCTGGAACATCAAAGGTAAAATAATCTGAGAGTTCTTGCTGTACATGGGGTGGTGCATCTACCGTGAGATGTACCTCATTCTTCTTGACAATAATAAGATCACTCATAATCCATTCGTAAATCGCTGCCACTCAATGGCATTTTTAATTTGATACGTTCGATTCTGTATAACCTTGAGAATACTATCCAGATAATCTAACATGATCTGATAGTATTCTATCTTTGCAGTACACCTAATAAGTTCTGGATCTGCGTCAAAATATTTGTCTAAGTCTGCTTTTAAAACTTTATAGTCAAAAGGTTTTTCTACATATACTTCTGGCGATGACTTACCTGTGTAGTATTGCCACTTCTCCTTCTTTAAAATTTTATACTGAGTTTCCTGAGCCTTCTGTAGTGTCAGGATGTTGGTGTAAATTTTGTAGTACTTTGCGTGTAAGGCGGGGATTTTTGTTGACTCATTGTGTAATAATTCATTATCAATTATGGAATCTTTATCCCATAAGTTTTGTATAAATTCAAGATTCATCTCCTAATAGACTCTCCACATTAAAAATAGTATATTTGAAAGTAGCAGTCGCTACAATATAATTTATATCAGTTGCATCAGCTGTAAATTGAACTGGTGTCAAAGAAGTTGGGAACATATCTTTGAAATCAACCTTAGCGATAGGAAGGAAACTACTGTTGTAAACTAGTATTGTTCCGTCTGATCTGGCAGCTTGCAACAGATTTGTCTCTTGAGGATCTAAACTGATTGCCTCTGATAAAGACTCAGGAAATCCAAGAGATCTCATCCACCTTTCGATCTGTAGATAGTTCTCTAAGTTTTCATCTATAAAGAATTCTACATCCAAATCACCATACTGCAACTTATCGCCAGGAACAGGAATGTCTCTGAGATATGTGCTTTGGATTGAAGCACCCAAAGTTATGTTTGGTAAGGATACTGACTTGGAAAAGAAATCAACCTTTGGAGCTTTCTGTAAGGAGAATTTGAATCCAGCTGGAGACAGAAAATTCCTATTTGAGATTTGTCTATCAAAGAGGTTATCTCCTGTATATTCTATGCTCATGGGGGTTTACCTTTATTTATTCAGCAAAGTCTGGGTCTTCACAGACATCTGAGAGTCCCTCTGCCATATTACCACCTATTTCCGCTCCTTGGTTTCCACCGAACATTGCGACCCAACCAGCAGCAAGCCACCCAACAAAGGGAATACCCACAACGGAAGGAGCAAGAGCAGTGCCTACACTAGTCCCAACAACTCTTCCTGTCTGTTTTCCTCCACCGACCGCCTCGATACACTCGACTTGTTGGGCAGTGAGCTTTCCCGACTGATTTCCTCCGTTGGTATCATCTTGCCAAGACCTTGCGTTGGATGTAGGTCCTCCTTGGTGATGAGCGCCGTCCATAGCGTACTCTTCCACGACTGTGATTTTATTATTACCCAGTCCCAGAAAGCCAGCCTTTACATTCTTATCTCTTTCCACACGCATAACTGTAGGGTCATTACCCTTATAGTCAATGCGATATCCGTCTTTTCCTACTTCAGCTCTGTAAGAGGTGTAGTCTCCTACAGGCAAATTTATATTTGGTAGTTTAGATCCTCTTTGACTTAACATACCTATCATACCGATATGTGATACTGCCAAGAGACTACCAACCGTGCCTATAGAAATCCACTTCCACTTACTTCCGTTTGGTTGTGTCATGATTTCACACAATATAGTGCTTACTATATAGGCACAAAAAAAGAGACCCTTTCGGGTCTCTCTGTAAGATATGTAATATCTAAATCACATAAGGTTAGCAACCTTAACACGTCTGTAGTAACGGTTTGTGTTAGCAAGAAGTCTTCCAAGACCTTGGTTAGATACGTTACCTTCTGCAAATGGGTTTGCAACGATTCCGTAACGAGTCTTAAAGCCAATTTTTGGTTGGAATGTGTCTTGTCCCACAGCTCTTACCATCTGTAATGGAACGTAAGGGCAGTAGAATAATCCAGCATCATAAGGGTTAGTACCCTTGTAACCAACAACGTAGTACTGATTAGCGTCATTGTTTGCAGCGAAAGGATCGATGTAAACTTTGTACTTACCAGCCAATGTACCAGCAAATGTATTACCAGTGTCATCAACGTTTAGGTTAGCGTTAAGTGCAGGGGTGTAATCTAGGATTCCAGCCATTGTTAGAGCTGAAGCAACGTCGGCAGAGCATAACACAACGTTACCCTTTCCTCGACGAGTTCTTTGTGCGATTTGGTTCGCATCTCTTTCAATCTGGAATAATAGTCCTTTGAACTTCTCAACTGACCAACGACCATTACTGTCGGTGTCTAAGTCGAATGTTCCAGCAGTTGCAGTGTTAATTGTAGCACCTTGTTCTGCGGACTTGTAGATAGTTCTAATAACTTCTCTGTTTATCTCAGCAAGAATTTCAGTTGATAGAATGTTTGCTAACTCAGACTCAGCGTTCAATCCGTGGATTGCCTTAAGGTCTTGAGCTAATTCTAAACTGTACTCAGCTTTGAGTGCTCTGGACTTCGCAGTCACAGTAACTTTCTCAATACTGAATGCCATCTCTTGGAACTGGTTGGAAGCACCGTCACCTAAAGCTTCGGAGTCTCCTGTTCGCATACCTTGACCAACATCATATGCTGATGTAGTTGCAGAACCAACAGGGTTAAGAACGCCTGGGTTTGAACCACTCTGTGATGTTGTACCGAAACCAGCAGCGGTATCTGTCATACCACCAGTTAGGTTCTCAGCACTGTTCTGTC